TTTTTCCAACAAGGATCTAAATCTGAACAGAATCTTGTACAAGATTTAATCAACGAACAGTTGAGGATGTATGGTGTCGAGGTGCATTATCTTCCTCGTAAATATATGAATGAGAAGACAGTAATAAGAGAAGTAGTACAATCAGTATTTGATGATTCATATCCACTTGAAGCATATGTAGATAATTTTGATGGATACGCAGAAAATCCTACTTTATTATCAAAGTTTGGTATTGAGCAAACTAATGAAGTAACTCTTGTTATTTCTAGAGAAAGATGGGAAACATATATTCAACCATTACTTAAAAACGAATCTAATGTAAAGTTAACTACCCGACCTAAAGAGGGTGATTTAGTTTATTTTCCACTAGGTGATCGTTTATTTGAAATCAAATATGTTGAGCATGAAAAACCATTCTACCAGTTAAAAAAGAATTACGTTTATACTCTTAAATGTGAACTCTTCCGTTACGAGGATGAGGTTATTGATACTGGAGTTTCTGAAATTGATGATACTCTAATTGGTGATAATGCAGATGGAACTTCTGAAGATGGTTTATCAACACTTCTTGGATCTTCTCAAACTCTTACACTTGTAGGTACTGGAGCAACTGCTAGTGCTGTAGTTGGATTTAATACAGAAGGATCTATTAGATTAATTACCTTAAGTAATAGGGGTGGTGGATATAGTGCTATTCCTACCATTGGAGTCAGTTCTGCCCCTGCTGGTAAGGTTACAGGTATTCTTACTGCTACAATGATTAGTGGTATTAATGTATGTAATTTAAATATTAGCAATAATCTCAAATCAGTTCAGTCAGTTGTTATTACAAATCCAGGTGCTGGATATACTCTTGCACCTACACTACAAATCACTGGTGGAGGGGGTTCAGGTGCTGCTGGAACAGTCTTTATAGGTGATGGGACTGTTGGTATCGTTACACTCTCTGATGCTGGTTCTGGGTACACTACAGCACCTACAGTAACTATTACTGCACCTGTTGGTGTTGGTACACAAGCAACTGCTGAAGCCGTTGTGAGTTCTGCTGGAACGATTACTTCTATCAATATTGTTAATGCTGGTGCTGGATATACTTCTAGTCCTACAATTACAATTGGTGATCCATCTCTTGATAATAGTGGTAACTTTAAGTTTAATGAAATTGTTACAGGATCTATTACTGGTGTTAAGGGTAGGGTAAGAACTTGGAGTGCTACTACAAACATTCTAGAGGTAGCAAATGTATCTGGAATGTTTAGTATTGGAGAGGATATAACTGGTAGCACTTCTGGTGCAGTTCATGCATTAAGAGTTGTGAGTGAAGATCCACCAGAGGATGGATTTGCTGATAATGTTAATATAGAATCTGCTGCGGATGATATCTTAGACTTTAGTGAACAGAACCCATTCGGAATTCCATAAATATAAGATACAAGGACTATAACAATGTTTGAATATTTTTATAACGAAATTTTGAGGAGAACCATTATTTCTTTTGGTACTCTGTTTAATAGCATCTCTATCAAGCAATCTGGTGGAGACACAGATGCTAGTATAATCAGGGTTCCACTTGCATATGGACCTACTCAAAAGTTTTTGGCAAGATTAACCCAATCTCCAGATCTAAGCAAAGCAACATCTTTATCTTTACCAAGGATGTCCTTTGAGTTTACTGGTTTGACTTATGATCCTTCTAGAAAGGTTACTACTACCCAGAAGATTGTAGTTCAGAACCCAGATTCAGATACTCCTGATGAGAAGAAAGTTTATATGCCCGTTCCATATAATATGCAATTTGAACTTGCTGTTATGTGTAAATTGAATGATGATGCATTGCAAATAGTAGAACAGATATTACCATACTTCCAACCATCCTATAACTTATCAGTTAATTTAGTAGGATCTATTAATGAGAAAAGAGATATTCCAGTAATACTTGAAAACATTACTATGCAGGATGATTATGAAGGAGATTTTGAGTCTAGAAGAGTTCTTCTTTATACATTAAGGTTTACTGCTAAGACATACCTCTTTGGTCCTGTTACAGATGCTTCCAAGGATATTATTACCAAGTCTACAGTCAACTATCTTACTGGTACAGATACATCCAACGCACAACGCAATCTTACATACTCTGTTGTTCCTAGAGCAATTCAGAACTATGATGGTACTGTTCTTACTAACTTAGCATCAGATATAACTAAGACTCAAACTACATTTGAAGTTGAGGATGGAAGCACTATTACAGCATCATCTGGTTCCACAAGTGTCTATATTGATCTTGGTGGAGAGGAACTTTATGTTAAGGCTGTAGACGGTAATAAGTTAACTGTTAAGAGAGGTCAAGACGGAACTACAAAACTTGCTCATATTCGTGGTACATCAATCAAATCTATTACATCTGCTGACAACGCATTAGTTGAGGAAGGAGATGACTTTGGATTTAGTGGAACTTCTTCTTGGAATGGATAATGAAAAATAACTTAGATGATGCTTTTAATATAACACCTACTCAAGTTGAGGTAGATGAAACTGATGTGGTAGTGGGTGTTGATAGAGAGAAACCTGATAGACTTACTAAGGATGATATAACTAAAGACTATGAGTATACTCGTGGTAATCTTTATAGTATTATAGAGAAGGGTCAGGAAGCAATTAATGGTATTCTTGAACTAGCACAGGATAGTGAAATGCCAAGGGCATATGAGGTCGCAGGGCAGTTAATTAAGAGTGTCTCTGATGCTACCGATAAGTTAATGGATCTTCAGAAAAAACTCAAAGATGTTGAGGAAGACAATGTTCAAAAAGGACCAAATACAGTTAACAATGCATTATTTGTTGGTTCTACAGCAGAACTAGCTAAGTTATTAAAAAATGGAGTGAAGGAACAGAATAAATAAAAAGAGGAGAGAAATCCTGAAGTATTAAAATACTCATAAAATGCCGAAAGACGAATTGCCGTCGTTGGATGATTTTACGGAGAATCCCGTAGAATTGCCATCAGTCGATGAATTTATAACAGAAGAGAAAGTTGTAGAAGAATTGCCTTCGGTTGATGAATATGTTGTAGATATAGAAGAAAAAGTAATATATGAAAAACCAAATTTACCTTCAG